CGGCAGCATCAATATATCCGGCGGCAACGTCACGGCGAAAAGCGGATCTAAGGGAGCAGGTATCGGCGGCGGTATGGACGGGACGTGCGGCGCGATTTCGATATCGGCCGGCACAGTTACCGCAGAAAACGGTAATACCACCGGCAACGGGGCAGCCATCGGAAGCGGCTATTACAGCAGCGGAGATGTTGATAATCCTTCCACCTCCACGGAAGGCACGATCAACATTTCCGGCTGTGCCAATGTTACGGCAACGGTCCTAAACACTACCATCGCCGCGGCAATCGGCGGGGGCCGGCGCAACAGCGTGGGTACGATCAATATACAGGGCGGCACAGTGCATGCGACAAGCAACGGGAATTATAGCGCGGGCATCGGCGGCTGCGGAGGCAAGGGCGTAATCAATATCTCCGGCGGCGACGTGACGGCAAATGGCGGCCCGGGCGGCCCGGGCATCGGCGGCAATTATGACAAGCAGGACGCAGCCGGAGACATTGTGAATATTTCCGGAGGTACCATACACGCCACGGGCAATTCCGTGGGCCCCGATTTCGGCGGCGGAGCGGGCATCGGTAGCGGCTTTACCAACTACGGCACCGGGCCGGTCATCCATATTACCGGCGGTACCGTCTATGCGAACGCGGGTGCCAAAGCGGCCGGCGTAGGCGATGGGGATGGTACATACTGCGCAACGGGCACTACGGTTTCTTTAAGCGGCGGTACCGTATACGCGGCTTCCATACCCGGAAGCAACGCATGCGACATCGGCAGGTGCGGCAATGTCTCCCGTGCCACCGTAACCATCTCCGATTCGGCGGTCGTTTTTATGAAGAACGGCACCTACACAACCCCCACGACAACGCATACTTATAAAAATTACGCCGCGGGCACGACCAAGGTGGAAGGCATCGATATATCCAACACCTGGACGGGCGCTTTCGGTGCTTTCCTGCATTACAACACCGTTACCTACGACGCGAATAACGGCAGCAACGCGCCGCCTTCGGATACGGAGCTCAACGGAAAATCCGGCACGATTGCGGCCGGCAGCGGCGTAACGCGCACGGGTTACGATTTCCATGGCTGGAACACGAAGGTCGATGGCAACGGCACGGACTATTCGGGCACATATAAATTTACGGACGATCTATACCTGTACGCGAAGTGGACGCCGCACACCTATACGGTAAAATACGATAAAAACGGCGGCAGCGGCGGCATGGCGGACCAGGGCTTCACGTACGATGCGGCGCAGGCCTTGAGTCAAAACGCATTTACGCGGAACGGCTATACCTTCGCCGGCTGGGCGGAGGATAAGGACGGAGCCGCAAAATACACTGACAAACAGAGCGTTTCGAACCTGACGGCGAAAAAAAACGGAAGCGTCACGCTGTACGCGAAATGGACGCCGGTCAACTATACTATCGGCTACAACCTGAATGGCGGCACGGCAACGCCTGACAACCCTGCAGGTTATACCATAGAAAGCGATGCGATCACGCTTAACAACCCAACCAGAACGGGATACGCGTTTTCCGGCTGGTCCGGGACGGATATTAGCGGCACGTCCACGCTCGTGGCCATCCCCAAAGGCTCCACGGGCAACCGGGAATATACGGCCGCATGGCTTGCAAACGGCTGTACCGTCAAATTTAATTCAAACGGGGGAATTCCGGTCGCAGACCAGGCAGTCCTTTTCGACGGAAAGATAGCAAAACCCACCGATCCTTCGCGCGAAGGTTTCCTGTTTAAAGGCTGGTATGCCGACGCGGCCTTGGGGGCGGTTTGGAATTTCGATAGCGACACGGTCAAAGGCGATACCACCCTGTATGCGAAATGGGAATCCAGCGGGGTATATAAAATCACCGCAAAATCGAGCCCGGCGGCGGGCGGCAAAACAAAGGGCGCGGGCAGCTATAACGGCGGGGACAACGTGTCGCTGACGGCTGTGCCCGCAGACGGCTACCGGTTTACCAAGTGGACGGAAGGCAAAAAAACCGTCTGCCAAAATGCCGAGTATACATTTGTGTCTACCAAAAACCGCACGGTAACGGCCTGCTTCGCAAAGATCGGAACGCCGGCCATTCGGTCCGCTTCTTCCGCGGGGTACAACAGCGCGAAGCTCAAATGGTCCGCGGTAACGGGCGCGTCCGGCTACTACATCTACCGCTCCGGCGATAAAAACGGGGCATACAAAAAGGTGGGTACCTCAAAAACGGCGGCCTTCACGGACAGCAGCCCCGTCTGCGGCAAGACATACTATTACAAGGTGCGGGCATTCTGCACGGCTGGGAAAAAGTCGACCACCGGCGATTTATCAGACGCAAAAAGCACAAAGCCGGTGCCTGATACGCCTAAAATTGCGGATATCGTGAAAAAGAGCGCGGAAAGCGTGACCATCACATATAGCAAGGTGGCGGGCGCTTCGGGGTACGAGATCGTCCGTTCCGCCGACAGCAGGAACTGGGGCTACTGGTATATCAATGCCACCGGCAAAACATCCTACACCAACGGCGACTTAAGGGAAGGCGCAACCTACTATTACAGGGTGCGCGCGTTCCGTACCGTGGATGGAAAGAAAGTATACGGCAATTATTCCAATATAGTGCCGGTAAAAATGTAACAATCCTATGAGTGCATATATCCAAATTGCAGTCTTTAGTAATCCTTGAATAATTTTCGCGCTGCAATTGAAGACATAAAGGGGTTAAAAATATGACACACATACGGCAAAAAAATATTGGAAGGCGGAGCAAAAATTATACCCAAGTTTATACCCAAATAAAGAAGAATTTTTATGGCTTATGATAGATTATAATTGATATGCTAACAAAGATTATAAAAACCAAAAGAAATGAAAAAAGCACCGAAATCTCGGTGCTTTCATCTGGTGCGAGAAACAGGACTTGAACCTGCACGTCCTTGCGAACACTAGAACCTGAATCTTTAGGGTACGCCCTATTCCCAAGGGATTGAGGCCTGTTGACGACAATGCTGACGACAGTAGATACTTAATATTTGAACTTCCGTACATTTTTTTTGAAATCTTTAGGAATGATATGTGCATAATTTTCGGTTTGCTCAAGATCTGCATGACCGGCGATCTCTTGTACGAGCCTAATATTCATTCCTGAATTTATCGCATAGCTTATGAAACTATGCCGACACTTATGGCCGCTTTTATATTCTACGCCCGTAAGGTTCAGAAATTTTTCGTACCAATAATTATAATAGTCTTTCGTCATAGGCTTGCCATCACGTATGCAGAACACTGTAAAACCTGCATGTGGTAAGGTTTCCAACAGGGACTTTAATTCTGGGACGATAGGAACAATTCTATCTTTTTTTCCCTTGGTACGATCCTTTATCTCGCCATCGCTCAGCGCTTGCTTAACATGAATGATGTTATGTTTTAAATCGACGTTTCTCCATGACAAGGCAATAATCTCCCCGCGACGCATACCGGTATATAGATGAAATTTAACCACCGGTGCGAAGTGATGTTCGTAATTGAGCAGCTTTGCAATATCTTCCGGAGGGAAAATTTCAATCTCTTTTTTATCTTCTTTTGGGGGAGTAATATTCGCAGCAACGTTTTCTTTACAAAAATGATCCTCAACGGCGGCTTTCAGCATAGCCTTTGTCAAAAAACATACCTTCTTTTGACGGGATACCGAAAATTTCGAAATGGTCCTCATCATTTTTTCTATGTGGATCCGGCGGAGCTCGGGGAGCTTCACTTTGCCTATATTCGGAACAATGACGTTGTTGACAATAAGCTCATACTCATAATAAGTGCCGTCAGTCACTTTACCCTTTTTATATGTCGGCAACCAGCTGTTTACCCATTGCTCTACGGTCTTTATTTTTTCAAGGGGTATTGGGTTGTCTTTTAGATATTTTAAATATGAATCCCAGGCATCAGATTCAGTTTTCCCATAAAATGATTTTCGTATATATGAACTGTCCATCGCCATACCGACGACCGCTTTGAATTCGATACGGCCGTCCTGGCGGTGATAAAAGGTGCCCTGCCCATTTGCCCGGCGCGGCTTTTTTTCTTCTTCTTTTTTATCCTGCTTTTTTGACTTAGCCATAAAAAAGGCCTCCTTAAATGGATGCCTTTAGTTTATCAAAAAGATCAGTAAGTTAGGACGCACAAAATTACGATTATTATTTGATAATATCACAAATATAAGCGGTTTTTGTTATTCGTCTTTTTTTTCAGTTTCAGTGGATTGAGATTGTGTTATGCTACTGCCCATTGGTATTGGCTTTTTTAAGGTAGGCTTATAGTGATCCCTTACTTCTTTTTTTTGAATATCGATTTTACAATATACTTTAACATTATTGTTAAAAAGGAATAACATAAGGATGATAAGGAAAATAATAATTGATATAACGATAAGCACTATTTGTAAAATAGTGGACATATAATATCACCCCTATGAAAGAATTTTAAAATATTCCTCTGTATTAACTTGCGCCTTATCTCGAAATCTCTCATTTTTTGGAAAGTAAGTTCCATTTAGTTTATTTTCGATTACGGTGTATTCGGTTTTAAAATGGTAAAGCAACTTGTTCACATCAGAGGGTGTAATTTCATCATTCGCAACCTTGAACCAATTGTAATCTATACGGTCAAATAATTCATTTAGTTTTGGTAATACTTCATAGATCGCGTTCATTCTTTTTATGTATGGTAAATATGGTTTAATAACAAAAATTACTTGGGATAAAGCAATTATAGCCGCCCAAAGATAGGGTATCCAATTCCAGATCGCCCAAGCAGCAATACTGCTGCTCGAAGCAATCGCTAATGCACAATCCAGTCGACGAGACCACCGGTATGAAGCGTTATAATATTCAGTCCAATAGTCTATTGTGAATTTCATATTGGTAAAATAATTCCAATATACTTGCTTGATATCCATTTTCTTTTTAACCACTCAGTATAAAATTAGGATGCATAATGTCACAATTATCGTAAGACCAAATAGTATAGGCAAAAGACACCCACCCGTAACCATGCGGCCGACTTTCTGCTGCCGGCCGGACTTGGTGAGGGGGATGCCGATCTTCCGGGATACTCTTGCTTTTGCTGCCGATACCCCAAGAGCACGTTTCCAAGAGAATCCTCCGCGATTTGGCATAATACATTACCTCATTTTTTAGGCGGCTTGCAGACTTTACAGGGCTTATATCCGCGTTTCTTTGCTTTGCTTAACTTAATCGCTATTTTGGACTTCTTCAGGTACCTGCATCCGGACCGATGATATTTCTCGCCGGTCTTCGTAATATAGACCGTGGGATCTTTCTTAAGCAGATCGATTGATGTAATGGCGTTGTCTACAGCAATAACAGCTCCAGACGTTTTGAATGAAGGGATGCTGGGGGCGGGGGTCTGGGCGCCGGCAGTCGTGAAGGTAGATAATAAGATGGTCAGCAAAAATACAAGCGCGAGGGAGAGAGTAAATTTCTTCATTGGGGTTCACACTTCCTTACATTTTTTTTAATGAGATCGACCATGTGCCGTCCGCAATTACTTCAAAAAATGCCGTATCTCCAGCTGCTATCTCTGTGGTTTTTGAATCGGAATAGGCTCCAGTATCATTTACAATAGTCTCGCTCTTATCCAATGTATGAGCGATTACAATGAAATTACTGGCGCCGCTGTGCGTTATGCTCCATATACCGCTATTGGGCATCGTGAAATATGACGTTACAGAATTACCGGTGCCTGAGAAAGTCACGGCATCTGTGCTGACTAATGGGCGTAATTCGATTGTCCAGGCTCCATCTGCTTGGATAGAAAGCTTATGTGAACCGATATTTTGCATCAGTACTGTTCCAGAATAATTACCGGTCTCGTTGAGCAGTAGATCCCAATTATTATTGAAATAGTCTTTGATTACGAAATCAGCCATCCCAGAGTGCGCCACCCTGACCGTATAAAACTTATATTTAAGGTCAATAGAGTTTATATCCTGATTGCCGGTGCCGCTGTATGTGACTGGGGCAGCTGAGGGATCCGAAGCGGTAAGATTTACAGTATATGTATCGGTTGAATCCGCCTTTCCATCGTTTGCCACAAACCGTAAAGTGATAGCGCCAGGAAATTTAGGGGTGTAATTGAAACCCTTATTTGCTTCAACCGGGGAAGCGTTATTGATCGAGACCTTGTAGGTAAGGTTATTATTATCCTGATCTTCAAATATGCCGCCTAAATCAAGTGCGTAATTGTCGAATACTGTAATATCTTTTGATACTGTTGCGGGCACTCCGGATTTTCGGTTAGGCGGGTTGTTGTCCAATTTTGCAGTTACTATTACTGTACATGCGTCCGAGGAATCTGCAAATCTGTCATTGGCAACAAAATAAAGCGTCGTAGAACCGAGTTTTGTGGGGGTATATGTAAAGTCCGCACTCGCTGCAATCTGAGGCGCGCCATCTATGGATACCCTGTAATTCAATTCGTCACCATCAGGATCTTCATAGTATTCTCCTAGATAGATATGTAATGGCGTATTTACAACCTGATTACGGTTTAGGACTTTATATTCAAAAGACCTAAGCCTAGGCGGCTTATTCCCTTTCTTCGCTCTTTCGAACAAAATGCTTTTTTTACTTTCACCGGCAGAATTCAGAGCCGACACCTTAAAGTAGTAGACTTTTTTGTTTTTAAGACCTTTGATTGTATACTTCGTTTTTGTTGTTGAGCCCTTTTTTGAATACTTCCCATTGTATGATGTGGACATATATACGTTGTACTTTTTCGCGCCTTTTACCTTGTTCCATTTTATTGTGATGCTTCCATCAGGTTTATTCGAGGTGGAAAGGCCGGAAGGGGCAGACGGCTTTTTAGTTTTAAGCAGTTCGACCGACGCTTTAGGCGCTGCCGGCGAGGCGGCCTGCGCAGGCATAATATACGCAAAGCTCAGTAAAAGGACTGTCGCCAAAAAGATACAGACTTTTTTCATTAGTATTGCCTCCGTCTTAGCTTGGAACTATCGGTTCCTGCTTTACCAGATTTAAAACCAGATGCCAGAATAATGTTGTAAAGAATAATCTTACAGTAATAATGCGGAACCAAAATGCCTATATTAAGTGATTAAATGTAACTACGCATCTTTATTGTAAATCTTGGAAATCATTTTGGCAAGACGTTTTACAGACCTAAAAAGTGGACATTCGGGGGTGTACACTTAAGTTGTTCTCAAAAAGAAAGCGGGGGGACGCAAATATGAAAACAGCTTTTATTTACACATCCTCAAAAGCTCTGTTTGGAGAAGTCTATGGTGTCCGCGTTATAAACCTATATCGATTACTTCCGCTTAACTGTTTTCGCGGCATCAATAAAAGGTTGCATATCTTCAGGAGTAAGGCCCGCTGATTTTGCATCGTCTACTACTTTTAACCAACCAATTTTTAAATTGTTCTCATCCCGAACAGCAACACGATTAGGCTTATCAGTCTCGCCTAAAAGATAATCTGTTGTTACATCGTAAAATTGGGAGAGTTTTTTAAGCATATCAAGAGTGGGCTGTAACCGACCAATTTCATAACCTGCATATGTAGACTGGCTAATTCCCAATTGATCAGCAACCTGTTGTTGTGTTAACTTCTTTTTTCTTCGTAGATCCCTAAGCCTTTCAGGAAGATCCATATTAACCTCTATATTATTACTAATAAGCATAATTTGCGCTTGACATAATGCTTAAACAGCATTATGATTATCGTAAAGCATTACACAAATAGTAGGTGCACAACAAGAGCACATTAAAAACTAAATAATTATGTAAAATTCAACCTAGTTTCAGACATACCCATCACCAATTCGTTACTTCTTAGTATGGAGTCATGTACAAAAAAGCGGATTAACCTGTATGCGATAGCGGCTTGTATGTCGTTTATTTCCTATACCTAATATTTATACTATACCACACAATACGTGTAAAGTCATTAAATCCCCACAAATTTTCGTGAATGGAGAGCAGTCCATGAACCTTAAAAGAGATTGGATCATCGAGGCCAGAAAAGCAAAAGGCCTATCAAGGCCCAAACTTGGGAGGGCCTTAGACATCAGCGAATCGTATATCGAAAAAATCGAAAGCGGCGAGCGCGATCCGAGCCTGGATGTTGCTTTTGGCATCTGTAAGGAGCTGGACCTCGATATCAATAACTTCAGAAAAACATCCATCGAAAAGACCCCTGCCTAAGATTAACTCTATACCGTAATTTTACCATTAAATAGGAGGCCCTAGACGTGGAAAGAAAAGAGCTTATAAAAGAAAGTCGCCTAAATGCACGACAAACACAGGAAGAAGCCGCACAAAACTCTCAGTTCGACCTTCGCACAATACAGGCCTTTGAGTACGGTGAGAGAAAAGTGCCGGATGATGCTGTGATACTTTTTGCAAAAGCTTATAACGATAAGCAGCTCATTTTCAAGTGCCTTGTGGAAAACCCCATGTATAAGGCGGTCCTGCCACCATTAAACTTTACGGATTTGGATCTTCGTAGGGCAACGCTTGGGATCGTCAAAAAGATATCAATTGTTAAAAACCATATCGAAGACCTATGTGAAATAGCAGCAGACAACAAAATAGATCAGATTGAGTGGCCGCAATGGCACCCAAAACAGAGAGACATTATGGCTTTAATTGCAGCTTTAATGGAACTTATTGCGGCCGATGGCTGCTTGGATTAAAGGGGGAGAGGTCATGAAAACGAATCCGGATGCCGACAGGATTTCCGTCTCGGAAGCAGCGAAAATATCCGGGATGCATCCTTCAACCATAATGCAGGCACTTAGAAATGGCACCTTCCCAGTAGGTTGCGCAATCCAAATAAGAACGCGGGGCAAAAAACGGTATGTGTACCACATTCCTCGGACAGGTTTTATGAACTACATGGCCGGGATTCCCCAAAAGGATATGGATCCCGCTACGGTATCAGCGTAACCTCAATTTACAAAAGCAAAAGAGGGACGCCTTTGTCCCTCTCTGAAAGGAGAAAACCCGTATGAAAAAACTCGTTGCTCTCCTCATCGTAAGTGTTTGCATAATGGCCCTTTTTATACCGATTGGACAAGCCTACACGAAAACCTACACCTATACAGACGCCCAGGTAGACACGGTAACGCGCGTGCTGATGGCGGAATGCCCCAACCAACCCTTTTACGGCCAGGTCGCTGTAGCCTCGACCGCGATATACCGCTACGAGAACAACCACGGCAAGTACTCCATGGAGTACATCACAAGGCGCAGCCAGTACGCCAAAAAGGGCAAATGGGTGACCTGCAGCAAGAACAAGCAGATCCGGGCGGCGTACGAAAAATGCAAAAAGGCTGTGCTCTGGGTGATCGATCACCGGGTACTCCCGAAAAACTGCACGATGTTTAAGCGGGCTGATAGGAAGACCTGGAGCAGCAGGGGCTGCGGCCGGCGGATATACAGGTACTGCAGGATCGGCGCCCACACCTTCTACACGAACGGTCCCGCCAAGCCAGTAAAGGGCCCGCTATATATCGGACAGGACGGAAAGCTGAAGGTGAAAAACGTATGGTAGATCCGCAGCCTATAGAAGGATTCCTTTTCACGATTCTGCTGGTGTTTTTACTTCTTATTGGACTTTGCCTCGTCGACATCATATGGGTCGTGTTAAGGGAGATACGCAGAAATCGGAAGGGCTAAAGTCAAATGTAGGGAGACAGGAGAGTGAACCCTAAATAACCGTAAGGAGGAATCCCCTCGGTAAACAAATATCAAATCACTCTCCTTCTATGGATCAGTAGCGCAGTCTGGCAGCGTACGTGATTTGGGATCACGGGGCCGCAGGTTCGAACCCTGCCTGGTCCACCATTAAAAGGATGATAAATATGTACAACGCAATTCAAAAACCCAAACTGAACTTCCTCACGCTGCAGTGGATCCGCGCATGCAGCGCCCACGTATTACGGGACGCTGACGAGTTCTTCGAAAGGAGGGAGAGGCGATGCCGTTCTATAGGACATGCCCGGACTGCGGCGCCCATCTCGATCCGGACGAGACGTGCGATTGCCGGGACCAGATCCGGAAGCCCCAGAAAATAAACAAAAAGCTTAAAAATAATATTCAAAAGGAGGTCTCCCATGTCAGAACTCAAAATCAAAGTCGAGGCGCCTGAACTGGTAACAGCCATTCTGGAGCTTACTAACCAGTTCGCCGCCCTCAACTACAGCATCACTCACCAGGGCGCCCAGCTGGATGTCAAATCGCAAACGCTGGCGTCCGCCCAGGTTCCGGCGCAGTTCCAGCAGCTGGCGAATCCGCCTCCGCCAGCACAGCCCCAGCAGGTTCAAACCTCTTTCCCGATGCAGACGCCGCAGGTACCCGCCGCCCAACCGGCCGTATACCCGCAGCAGCCCGCAGCCGTACCGGTAACATATCCCCAGCAGCCCATGCAGCCCCAGCCCGCAGCCGTGCCGGTAGCCGGAGCGCCGATGTACACGCTTGACCAGTTGTCCGTAGCCGGTACCGCGCTTGTAGACGCCGGCAGGATTGCGGACCTGCAGGCCCTTCTGACCAAATACCAGATACCCGCGCTTACGCAGCTCCCCAAAGAGTACTATGGCGCCTTCGCGACGGACCTCAGGGCAATGGGGGCGAAGATCTGATGCCGGTTTTAACCTTGGATCAATGGATCGCTGAACTGGACAAGCCTGAGCCCCACGCGCTCCTGTCCGCATCCGGATCCCATAAGTGGCTGAACTGCACGATGTCGGCCAGGCTGGAGGAATCTATCCCGGAAGTCAAAAGCGAATATGCGGACGAAGGCCGCCTGGCACATGCCATAGCGGAGCTGAAGCTGCGCAAGGCCTTCGTGGAGCCTATGGGGCCGAACACTTTCAATGAGCGGCTGAAGGTATTGCAGGGCCGGCCGCTCTACCAGGAAGAGATGCTGAAGTACACGGACGTCTACCTGGACTACACATCCAAGATCGTGCATTCGTTCAGGTCCATGCCCTATGTGGCGGTGGAAAAGCGGCTGGACTACTCGGCATACGCCCCGGGGGGCTTCGGCACGGGGGACTTCATCTGCATCGGAGGAAATGTCCTCCACGTGGCGGATTTCAAGTACGGCAAGGGCGTACCGGTGGATGCGGAGGAGAACCCGCAGATGAAGCTGTACGCCCTGGGTGCGTACCTGGCCTACGCCATGCTGTACGATATCCAGATCATTAAAATGTCCATCGTGCAGCCCCGGCTCGACAGCATATCGGAATTCGAAACCACACTTAAGGATCTGCTGTACTGGGGCGAGCAGATCAAACCGTACGCGCAGCTGGCATACAGGGGAGAAGGGGAGTACAAGCCCGGGGAGCATTGCCGGTTCTGCCGGGCAAAGGCGACCTGCAGGGCGCGCTGCGAGTTCCATACGGCACTGGAGGACTTCGGCAAGGTCGTACCGCCACAGATATCCAACACTGAGGTCGGCGCAATCCTGGAGCGCGCGCAGGGCCTCGTATCCTGGGTGAAAGCCCTCGAAGAGTATGCGCTCCGGGAATGCCTCGCCGGCAATGAGATCCCTGGCTGGAAGGCAGTAGAGGGGAGGAGCAAACGGGCATTTATCAACACGGATGAATCGTTTAAAGTGCTCATGGCCAACGGATATGACGAAGCGCTGCTCTATGTGAAAGAGCCTTTATCCGTGGCAAAGGTCGAAGAGCTGACAGGTAAAACGGTATTCAGGGAACTGCTGAAGGATCAGGTGAACACGCCGCCCGGCAAACCCGCACTGGTAACGGTAAACGACAAACGTAAAGCGATAACGCGTGAAACGGCACAGGACGACTTTGGAGACACGAACGAAACTGATTAATTTATGGAGGTATTTCAAAATGGCTAAACAGCAATCTAACCCGAAAAAAATCATTACCCAGCAAGTGCGCCTTAGCTATGTGCACTTGACCACGCCCAGGACGCCGCCTGCAGGCGGGGATCCCAAATTCGGCGCAACCGTCCTTCTCCCCAAAAGCGATATAAGGACCAAACAGCTCATCGATTCTGCCATCCAGGCGGCGATAGCGGAGGGCGTCACTTCCACCTGGGGTGGCGTGCGGCCGCCTATGCCGGCGGTCCCCGTATATGACGGCGACGGTGTACGACCGAGCGGGGAGCCCTTCGGCGAAGAGTGCCGCGGCCATTGGGTCATGACGGCATCATCGAAGCAGCGTCCGGAGGTTGTAGACGCCAACCTGCAGCCGATCCTCGACGCGACGCAGATCTACAGCGGCATGTATGCCCGCGTGAGCATAAACTTCTTCGCCTATAACAGCAACGGTAAAAAGGGCATCGGCTGCGGCCTCGGGAACGTCCAGAAAATCGCAGACGGCGAGCCGCTGAGCGGCCGGGCTTCGGCTGCGGAGGACTTTGACGACAGCGAGTTCAACGCCTATTACCAGTCCACGGTACAGCCGCAGGCGCCATACCAGCAGGCTCCGGCGCCCGGATATCAGCAGCCCTATACTCCCGCTCCGGCATATCCCGCTCCCGCGCCGGTCTACCCGCAGCAGCCGATGCCGTATCCACCCTACCAGCAGGCACCGGCCCAGCCGCCCATGCAGCAGGGATATAACACCGCGGCGCCGGCACAGCAGGTCGACCCGATATCCGGGCGGCCCGCAGTGGGTCCGATATACGGCCTGAACAACAGGTAAAACAATAAAAGGGGGTGGCAGCAGTGGGGGAGCCACTTAAAATCCGCTATCAGTCTCCACGTTATTCTCCCGAAAAGGTCGCGAAAAGCTACTTATATATTGAGATTGATACCGGAATACCAATCGTTGTAGAAGCAGAAGGTGGCAAGCACAAATACACTATACGTAGTTACGAACTGCCTGAATATGAGCATTCGAAGTATTCAAACGCACTTGCGGAAGCAGAAAAAATAAAACACTACTTCCCCTATATAGTAGATTTTATAAAAAACTAAATGAGGTTCGAAGCTGTGAGGCATCTTTCAATCGACATTGAGACATTTTCATCCGTTGACATCAAGAAGGCGGGGTTATACCGATACGTACAATCTCCGGACTTTCGGATCATTCTTTTTGCCTACAGCTTCGACGGGGGGCTTGTTCAAATAGCCGACCTTGCCCAGGGCGAGGGCATACCGTACGACGTAATTATGGCGCTGCAAGACCCTACTGTGGTCAAACATGCATATAACGCAGCCTTCGAATACACCTGTTTGAATAAATACGGATGCTCTCCCCTGGAGCAATGGCGGTGCACGCAGGTCCATGCCCTATACTGCGGCTATCCCGCGGGCCTGGAGGCCACCGGCACCGCTATGGGGCTCCCGCAGGACAAACGGAAGCTAAACACCGGAAGATCCCTTATAAAAACTTTTTGTACTCCCTGCACGCCCACAGCAAAAAACGGGAACCGGACCCGCACGATGCCGCATCATGAGCCCGAGAAGTGGGGGCTCTTCAAAACCTACTGCAAGCAGGACGTTGTAACCGAAATGGAAATCGAGAGCCGCTTATCCGCCTTTCCGTTGCCAGAAGACGAACAGCGGCTCTGGGAATTGGACCAGCGCATCAATGCCTTTGGTGTGATGGTCGATCTTGGCCTTATAGACGGTGCCCTTCACTGCAGTGAGACAGTGACAGACGAGCTTACCAAAGAAGCGATGACTCTATCCGGATTGCAGAACCCGAAAAGCGTAAAACAGTTGACCGAGTGGTTGAATGAAGAAGCCGATGAAGAAATCGAAAACCTGCAGAAGGACACCGTCAAAGGCCTTATAGAAAAATTGGACGATGGCAAGGTGAAGCGTATGCTGGAGATCCGGCAGGAGCTTGCCAAGACCAGCGTTAAAAAATATACCGCCATGCGGGCGGCAGTCTGTGAGGACGGCCGAATCTGCGGGCTGCTGCAGTTCTACGGCGCCAACCGCACCGGGCGCTGGGCCGGCAGGCTCGTACAGGTGCACAACCTGCCTAAGAACCATTTGGAAGCCCTCGGGCATGCCCGGAATTGCGTGATAGGTAAGAAGGTCGACGCCATAAAGCTTATCTTCGGCAGCATCCCGGACCTGCTCTCGCAGCTCATCCGGACGGCTTTCATACCGTCTCCGGAGCATCAGTTCCTCGTGGCGGACTTTTCCGCGATCGAGGCCAGGATCATCGCCTGGCTCGCCGGCGAGCAGTGGAGGCTTGATGTATTCGCGACGCATGGGAAGATCTACGAAGCCTCCGCCAGCCAGATGTTCGGCGTGCCGATCGAGGATATAAAAAAAGGGGATCCGCTGCGGCAGAAGGGCAAGGTTGCGGAGCTCGCGCTGGGGTACCAGGGCGCAGCCGGCGCGTTGACCAAGATGGACACGGATAAGAAGATTGACCCGGAAGAGTATCCGGAAATTGTGAAGCGCTGGCGGGCGGCCAACAAGCGGATCGTGGACCTCTGGTACACGATTGAGAACGCCGCGGTAGAGGTCATGAGGACCGGCCAGGCTGTAGGGGTAAAGGGGATCATCTTCGCCCGGGAGATCGACTACAAGAACGATCAGGACTTCCTGACCATCCGGCTGCCGAGCGGCCGGAAGCTGTATTATGTGAAGCCCTTCCTAGCCGCTGGCGAGTTCGGGAAAGAGTCTCTTTACTACCATGGGCTTATCCAGGATTCAAAACAGTGGGGGAAGATCCCCACATACGGCGGGAAGCTGACGGAGAACATCGTACAGGCCATCGCCCGGGACTGCCTTGCTGAGAGCCTTAAGCGGCTGGAGGGTATCGGATATCCCATTGCCTTCCATGTGCACGATGAGGTGATCATCGACATCGCAGGGGATGAGAACGCTCTCGAGCATATCTGCAACATGATGAGTCAGCCGATCTCCTGGGCGCCGGGACTGCTGTTAAAGGCTGAGGGGTTCATGACCCCATTTTATAAGAAGGAGTGATATGAAAGGTGAAATATGTTGCCCATGTAGCTGGAGATTATTTTATTGGCTTGATACTAGAATTTATTTCTTTGGTAGTTAATTCCATCTCAATCCAATGAGTCGCTACATTAATACAGAGTTTAAGATCCTTGATGTCTTTATCCTCATATTTCCGGGTATAATGGGCTTCATCATTGCCAAGCCATACAGCACGATCTGCAACACTTTTAAGCTGGGGGAGCTCGATATGGCCTTTAATGCATTGAGCTAAAGGTTTTAACTTTATAGCCTCTTTTGCAGTTTCTTCAACAAGGTTACTAATAATATAGTCCTTGATTAAAAACTCAAGAGCCTTACGATATCCGATTCCGGCGATTTGAGTTAGTTTGTAAGATTCTGCAGAGTTCGCCTGGTTATAAATCTCGACAAAGGTTGGTGATATCTTCACAATATAATCACTAAATTTAACTGGTGTGGGTGGATTAGGTGACAGATAACTATTAATTGGATTTTCGCAGAGGTCATAATTTTTTGCAGTAAGACCGACTTGTGAAGATTTTATAAATGCGCTTTTGCATGCGCGACACTGAAAAACAATATACAAGCCTGAATCTATTCTTGCACTATTAATACAACCATATAAAAAAAGAGGTTTTATTGCTTTTTTACATATAGGACATTCTTCAGGTTCGTTATAAACAAGTTTGGCGTTTGATCCACCAGATAAATTTATAAAGGTTGCTTGTTCAAAACTCACGGCAAACACCTCAATAAAAGTATAGTTTTATGCTCGAATTATGTCAATAAAACAAGGGAAAAAAGGAGCACATACTCCATGCTGATATACGACAGACAAATCAAAATCTCAACCGCCGGCAGCCGCAACGCGAAGTACTGGCAGCCCCAGCTCCTCTTCTGGTCGGAACTCCTCGAGCGAGTCAGCACGCCGTCCCGCAGCACCGAGACCTTGGCCACATACCTGAAGCTGTCCAAGCCCAAACAGGACGAACTGAAGGATGTGGGCGGCTTTGTGGCCGGAACGCTGAAGGGGAACCGCCGGAAGGCTGACGCCGTCCTTGGCCGGGACGTGCTGACGCTGGACATGGACAACATCCCCGCCGGCGGCACCTATGACACGCTATGCCGCATCGCCGCTCTCGGATGCGGCTATGCTGTTTACAGCACCCGTAAGCACGAGGAAGCCAAGCCCCGCCTGCGGGTGCTTTTCCCGTTAAACCGGACGGCCTCCGCGGACGAGTACGAGCCCCTGGCGCGCAAGATGGCGAGCCTGATCGGCCTCGAGCTCTGCGACCAGACGACCTTCCAGGCGCACAGGCTCATGTACTGGCCCAGCTGCTGCGTGGACAGCCAGTACGTCTTCACCTATGAGGACAAGCCCTTCCTGGACACTGATGGCGTCCTGGGACTCTACAACAACTGGCGGAATATAACGGAATGGCCTCAGCTCCCCGGCGTAGAGCAGGCGCATCTGAAGATCGCAGCGAAGCAGGGGGACCCGGAGGCGAAGGAGGGCGTCGTCGGCGCCTTCTGCCGGGTGTACGACATCTACCGCGCCATGGACGCTTTCATCCCGGAAGCCTACACGCCGACGGAGATCCCCGGCCGGTACACGTATGTATCCGGGAGCACGACGGGCGGCGCCATCATCTACGAGAACGGCAAGTTCCTCTTCAGCCACCACGCCACAGACCCGGTCAGCGGCCGGCTGGTAAACGCCTTCGACCTGGTCCGCCTGCACAAGTACGCGGAGATGGACGACGACGCCAAGCCTGATACGCCGACCAATAAGCTCCCGTCCTATAACGCCATGTGCCAACTGGCCGTCGCGGATCCTGCGGTCTCCACGCTGCTGAACCAGGAGCGGTATGAGAAGGCCACAACCGACTTCGAGGAGCCCCTGGACGACAACGCGAACTGGATGAGCAAGCTCCAGACCAGCAGCACGTCCGGCCTGCCCCTGAAGACGATCGACAACGTGCTGCTGATCCTCGAGAACGACCCGCTCCTGAAGGACAAAATGGCCCTCGACGAGTTCGCCAACCGCGGCCTGGCCCTGGGCGCGCTGCCCTGGGACGCGCGGACGGAGCGCCGCACCTGGACGGACACGGACGACGCCGGCATCATGCACCACCTGGAACACGTCTACGGCATCCAGATAAGCAAGGACCGCATGTACGCCGCCATGGCCCTCTGTGCCCATAAGCACCGTATCAACGACGTGCAGGATTACCTGACCGGGCTTAGCTGGGACGGCGTCCGCCGCATCGACACGCTCCTCACAGATTACCTGGGCGCGGTAGACACAGCATACACCCGGGCGGTGATCCGGAAGGCCCTGACCGCGGCCGTGGCCCGGGTGATGACGCCCGGCTGCAAGTACGACTACACGCCGATCCTCTCCGGCCCCCAGGGCATCGGGAAGAGCACGTTCCTCCGCTTGCTCGGGCGTAAGTGGTATTCTGATAACCTGCAGACCTTTGAAGGCAAGGACGCGGCGGAGCTGCTGCAGGGCGTTTGGATTATCGAGCTGGGCGAACTGAACGGCTTGAGCCGGGCGGAGACGAACGCGGTCAAGCAGTTCCTGAGCCGCACGGAGGACATATACCGGGAGCCGTACGGCCGGCGTACGAACAATTACCCGCGGCGCTGCGTGTTCTTCGGCACCACCAACGACACTGAATTCCTAAAGGACCATACGGGCAACCGGCGCTTCTGGCCGGTTGACGTCGGGATCCTGCAGCCGGTTAAAAGCGTTTTCAAGGACCTCGAGGCGGAAGTAGATCTGTTATGGGCTGAAGCCTTCGTATATTGGCAGGCAGGCGAATCCCTGTATCTCTACGGGGACGCTGAGGCGCAGGCTAAAGAGGAGCAGGAAAGCCACAGGGAGCAAAATATCAAGGAGGGCATAATCCGAGAATTCATCGAACGCCCACTTCCGGAAAACTGGGATAAGCGTTCGCTGGGTGAACGGCGGCTTTATTGGTCTGATGAATTTGGCCGGGCAAAAGAAAATACGGTACCCAGGTATAGGGTGTGTGCCGCGGAGATATGGTGCGAATGCTTCAACGGGGATCTTAAATACATGAAGCGTCAGGACGCAGTAGAGATCAACAATATACTGTCCAGATTTGTCGGGTGGAAAAGGCACGATACGAGTTTTCGGACGGGTTGCTATGGCCTTCAGAGGGGTTTTATACGTCTACAAACTCTGTCTACAATGTCTACATTCTACCCCCAGAATGTAGACCCAAATTATGGTAATGTCTACAACGTCTACAAACAAAATGAAGAATGTAGACAAGAATGTAGACAGGTTTAACCCAACGGGCAGAAGGGTTTCAGCGATTTGTCTACATTGTCTACATTCTTCTATATGTAATAGGTAGAAATAAAGAAATTAGGGCGCGCACGCGACGCTTACACGCCTAAATCACACTAATACATATACGCGTGTGCGCGCATGTAGACAGGCGTGTAAGGAGGTAAGGGCATGCAGGAAAGTGAAATCGAAAAATATTTAGTCGAGCAGGTCAAAGGCATCGGCGGCAGGGCGTATAAGTTCGTATCGCCTGGAAACAACGGGGTACCTGACCGGCTTGTCGTGCTGCCGGGCGCCGTGATCATCTTCGTAGAGCTGAAGGCGCTGCATGGGAAGCTGACGCCTTTGCAGGTCGGGCAGATAACCCGCCTTAAAGGTTTCGGGTGCAGCGTCCTGGTTATCAAGAGCAAGCCGGAGGTCGATGATTTCATAGCCTTCTGCAAGCTGCAGATGGCGAGGGCTGTGAAGCTGCAGGCGATCCAGCTGTCGATGCAGATTTGAGCAGGAGGCAATTATGAAGTTTATACCGCATGCCTATCAGCTGTATTGCATTAACCGGCTGATCACGGATACAGTCCTTGGCCTTTTCCTGGATATGGGCCTTGGCAAGACCGTCATTACGCTGACGGCCATAAACGACCTGAAGTATAACCGGTTCGACATATCGAAGGTGCTGGTGATCGCGCCGAAGAAAGTGGCGGAGACAACATGGAGCAAGGAGGCGGCCAAGTGGGACCACCTGAAACTGCTACGGGTGGTGTCAGTCCTGGGCACAGCAAAACAGCGTATCAAAGCCTTGAACACGCCGGGCGATGTCTATGTGATCAACCGGGAGAATGTTCCGTGGCTTGTGGAATATTACCGGAATGCCTGGCCGTTCGACATGGTAGTGCCTGATGAGTTTTCAAGCTTTAAAAACCACCAGGCGAAGCGGTTTAAAGCGCTGACCTGGGTACGGCCGCATATAACCCGTATCGTGGGACTTACGGGCACGCCTGCGCCGAACGGGCTGCTGGATCTGTGGTCGCAGATCTATCTCCTGGATATGGGCCAGCGGCTGGGCACCAGGATAACGCATTTCCGCGAGCGATATTTTGAGCCGGACCAGCGGGACCGGGAGCGCGTCTTCAGCTATGCACCGAAGCCCGGAGCCGATGAAGCGATTCACAACCTGATCGGCGATATCTGCGTGAGCATGAAGGCGGAGGACTATCTGGAGCTGCCGGACTGCATAACAGTAAACGTCCCTGTAGTGTTGGATCCCAAGGCGAAGGCGGCATATTCCAAGCTGGAGAAAGAAGCTTTGCTGCAGGTGGATGAGAAGACCATCGATGCGGGCACGGCGGCGGTCCTGACGAATAAGCTGCTGCAGCTGTGCAACGGGGCTGTTTATGACGAAAACCGGCAGGTGGCCGAGATCCACCAGTGTAAGATCGAGGTGTTCATGGAACTGGTCGAGGGCTTGAACGGGGCGCCGGCGCTGGTGTTTTACAACTTCCAGCACGACCTGGCGAGAATCCATAAAGCTTTGGCGGGTACATGCCTGCGGGTCCGGGAGCTGTCCGGATCCCAGGATGAGGACGACTGGAACGCCAGACAGATTGATATCCTGCTGGCGCATCCGGCCAGCTGCGCCTACGGCCTTAACCTGCAGGCGGGCGGGAATCACGTGATATGGTTCGGGCTGAACTGGAGCCTGGAACTTTACCAGCAGGCGAACAAACGGCTGCACCGCCAGGGCCAGACTGAGAAGGTGATCGTACATCACCTGGTAGTAGAGGGCGGCGTCGACGAGGATGTGATCGCGGCACTGGAGGACAAAAGCGCTACGCAGGACAAGCTGATGAACGCTTTAAAGGCGAGAATCCAAAAGTATAAGGAGACGTAAGGGAAATTCCCAAGCGCTTGGGAATTTGATCGGAGATCGTTATGGCAGAGAAAATAAGCTTAAAACAAATACGGAATCAACGTGAAAAAGTGGAGTCTATCAAAGAGCGTATTGCACGTTTGCGTTCAGCGATGCTAATGGGAAATAAGCAACTTACAGAGATGCCGGGCTCAAAGGAAGTACGTGATAGATTGGCGAATGATATGGTGAAGTTGATCGAGTTGGAGCATGAGCTGTTCGGAGAGGTAATTTCAATGGAGCATAATATCACTCGGGCAAAAGCCCTTATTGAGACCTTACCGGAGCAACAACAGCGAATATTACGCTTCAGGTATATCGATGGACTTAGCTGGCGAAAAGTTGCGCAGAAAGCGAATTATAGTCAAGATCATTGCTTTGCGTTACATCGTGCAGCATTAAATAATTTATCAAAAAGCTATACAAATAAAACAAGCTAAATAAGTTTGTTGATGTTTCTTGTTAGATGGTATAAAATGTAAATTGCATTGCCGTTATTATATGTAAAACTACTGAGCCAATCTTAAAAAAGTGAGGTCACTTTATGACAAAGAGACAGAACGGGGAAGAAAAAAAAAATCAAGCCCTCAGAAAACTAATTGATGTTGGCAGTGAAATAGCCGGAGGTGCGGCAGGTGGCGCTCTTGGATTTTTAGCCGCAGGACCTGCCGGTGCTGCTTTACTTGGCGCCGGAGGTGCGGCCGCAGCGAAATTATTAAAAGATATTGGTAGCGAAATATCTGAACGCTTTTTAAGTTCGCGTGAAAAGGTTCGCGTTGGCGGAGTATTAGCAATTGCTGCGGTAGAAATAAAACAAAGAATCGAAAATGGTGAAGAAATCCGAGATGATGGTTTTTTTGAAAATAAAGCAGACAAAAGATCCAGTGCTGAGGAAGTTGTTGAAAGTATTCTATTAAAAAGCCAAAGTGAGCCAGAGGAAAAAAAGATACCGTATATGGGGCATTTAATAGCCAATTTGGCATTTCATAAGGAATACAGCATTGAAATGGCCCATCAAATATCAAAGGCCGTTGAACAACTTACATATAGGCAGCTTTGTTTATTAAAATTGTCAGTAATCAAAAACAATATAAATCTAAGAGAAGAGAATTATCGTGGGCAAAACACTTTTTCAAAAGAGCTGTATCAAATATTGTACGAGTACCTTGAGCTATGCCACCATGGATTTGTAAATATGGGAGGTGAAGTAGCCCTTGGTCCAACAGATATTGCACCAGGAAAGATTTCATTACAAGGTTTAGGTGCTGATATATATAACCTTATGCAACTAAGTAAAATTCCAAACGAAGACCTTATTTCTACCGTATTAATTTTACAGTAGATTTTTTTGCAAATAAAAGATAACAGTAAATAACAGTTTTTCCCGTGCTATTATGGTACCATCAAAAAATATAAAAACCTTGGATATATGGACCTCGGTCGCAGTATTGGACAGCTGTGACTATTTTTTTGGAACAGATATGGAGCCTGAATTCATTGAGTTCCTTCGCCAGTGCATCAAGGACAATAACCTGCATGCCTTTTATACATGCTGGGAATGGATCTGCCTGCGTGCTGATGTACTTGAAGATGACAAGAACGAATGCCAAAAGCATAAAGCCAGAGGCCTTTACCGAAGAGCGACGACTGTGCACCATATCAAGCACGTAAAGGAGTATCCGGAGCTGGCGCTGTCCAGGTTCTATATCGACGAGCAGGGGAAACAACAACGACAGCTGATATCTCTTTGCAGCCGGTGTCATGGGGAAGAGCATCCGGAAAAAAAAACAGGTTCCGGAAAAAAGTTTTTGACTGAGGAGCGATGGTAAGGCCCCCGGTCGGAAAAAATCGCGAATTAATAGGGGAGCTCTGACCGGAAGGGGCTCCCGACAAAAGAGATTTTCCTCGCGCGCACACGTGAAGGGGGGGTGGTATCTATGGCGAGACGTAGAAAAAGCTATTTGGCATATATGGAGTCGGAAACATACAAAAAAATTCGGCAGGACCTTCTTGATCAGCTCGACCGCAATAGTACTCTGGGCGAATATTACGTCAACCTGGTCGGAGACTATATGGAACTTTGGATATCAAAGTGTCTGCTAATTGACGATATTGCCCGGCGTGGGGTGACGATAAAATATAACAACGGCGGCGGCCAGAGCGGGATGAAGAAAAACGACAGCGTAGATCTCCTGATCCGAGTAAACGGACAAATGCTAAAACTACTTTCGGAGCTCGGTATAAAATGGCTTTTAGAACCACCATCTACGCCATCGCCACAGTCAGGCGGTGAACCTGACGATGACCCTTTGTAAGTTTAATCCGCATATACAGCGGTGGATCGACATGGTCGAAACGGGCGAGTATAACGCCTGTAACGATCAGCATTTACTGGTTGCCCTGGTGCGTCGATGTTTTGAAAAAGAGGACATATACACCGATGATAAACAGCTTGAGCAATATCTAGGGCTTGCCAAATACTTCTCTTTTGAACGCCTCTTCGAATGGGAGGCGTTTTGTATTGCGCTGCATCTCTGCACGTTTTGGCGAAAAACAGGGCGTCCACGCTGGCCAGATCTGTTCATACTTTCAGGCCGCGGAACCGGTAAGGACGGATATATCGCTTTTCAGTCTACCTGCCTGATATCGCCCTACAGTAATCTACCGGCGTATGACGTCGATATTTGCGCCAATGCAGAAGAGCAGGCGATGCGGCCGGTTGAGGACGTTTTGGCAGTCATGGAAGACGAGCGTTTCCGGGCCAAGATGAAGAGGTTCTTTTACTGGACAAAAGAGATTGTCGTCGGACTCAAGACAAAGGCGAAGCTCCGAGGGCGGACCAGTAACCCCAAATCGAAAGACGGCATGCGCTCCGGGGAAGTAGTTTTCAACGAGATCCATCAATACGAAAATTATAAAAACATAAAGGCTTTCACAACGGGCCTGGGTAAAAAGAAGCATCCGCGGCGGTTGTTTGCAACTACAAACGGAGATATCCGCGAGGGCCCACTGGATGATTACCTTGCCCAAGCGGAGCAGATCCTTAACGGCGAGATCGGGGATAAAGGGTTTCTGCCTTTTATCTGCCGGCTGGATGATAAAAAAGAGGCGGATGACCCCGCGTGCTGGGAAAAAGCAAATCCGTCGCTGCCGTATCTTCCGGATCTCCAAGCTGAGATTCAAAAAGAGTATGACGACTGGAAGGCAAATCCACTTACCAATGCGGACTTTATGACGAAGCGTATGAACCTGCCGCAGAGCGCCATGGAGATTGCGGTGACGCCCTGGGAGAACATCAGCGCTACAGCCAAGATCAATGACAAAACAAGGGATATCCCGGATTTAACCGGGTGGTCATGCGTGGTTGGGATCGACTATGTCAAGGTTACAGACTTCGCAAGTGTGGATTTTCATTTTCGAGATGGCGATCTCCGTTATGATATAAACCACTCCTGGCTGTGTTTAAAATCAAGGGATCTTCATCGCTTGAAGGTTCCCTGGGAAGAATGGGCAGCTGCCGGATACTTAACACTTGTGGACGAGGTGGAAATACATCCGGACATCATTGCAGAATACGTTCTCCAAAATGGGCAGCTATATAACATCGTGAAACTTGCCCTGGATAATTACCGGTATGCTCTACTGGCCAAAAGCCTAAAAAATATTGGCTTCGATGCCAAGGAAAATAAAAACGTAAAGCTTATCCGGCCGTCCGACATTATGAAAATCCAGCCAGTCGTCGACAGCTGCTTTGCAAACCAGAATTTTATCTGGGGCAATAACCCGCCGTTACGGTGGGCGACGAATAACACAAAGTTGGTCCCCGCAGGGCGTAACATAAAAGCCGCCAGCGGTTCAACCAATGTCGACCTGGGCAATTTTGTGTACGGGAAGATTGAACCGAAAAGTCGGAAGACGGATCCTTTTATGGCCCTTGCTCACTCGATGTGCATTGAAGAGGAGCTCGGGGATGGCGGCGGCAGTACTTACGATGATATACCCGTTATTATCTGCTGAAAGGAGGTAAAGGCTTGAATATTCTTAGTTGGTTGATAACCAAACTCGGCGGATCAGCCCCAATTAATGGGTCAATTCCGATCGATCTCCAAGATGAATACCTTGCACTGGTCGGCGACATATACATCCGGGAGTTGTGCTTCTGGTCAGGCGTTAATATTATCGCAAACGCTGTGAGCAAATGCGAGTTCAGGACTTTTTTTAATAAAAAAGAAATCAAAAGCCGGGAGTACTATCTTTGGAATGTGGAGCCCAACAAGAATCAGAATTCCAGCGGGTTCATTCATAAATGGATTGCGCAGCTGTACCGAAATAATGAATGCCTGATCATAGAGCAAAATGGGCAATTGCTGGTTGCTGACAGCTTTATGCGAACTCCATATGCGCTTTATGATGACAAATTCGAACAGGTTACGGTCGGGGACTTCACATTTAACCGGCCGTTTTTTCAATCGGAGGTGATGTACTTTCAACTCTCCGAACAAAATATGCGGAGGGTTACGGTAGGGCTGTATGAAGCATATTCGAAGCTCATCGCATACAGCATGAAATCCTTCCAAAGGTCCCGTGGGCTCAAAGGCAAATTCAAGTATGACACGCTTCCAGTTGAAGGCACCAAAGAAGAGAAAGCTTTCAACGAGCTTATTAATTCGAAACTGAAGGCTTGGCTGATGGCTGACAGCGGAGCCCTCCCTCTTGGTAAAGGGCAGGAGTTTTCAGAACTAACACAGCGTACTTATGCCAATGAAACCAGCCGGGATATCCGGGCGATGATCGATGACGTCAGCGATTTCACTGCAAAAGGGTTTGGTATTCCACCGACCTTAATGCGTGGTGACGTTCAGGATACTTCGAAAGCGGTGGATCAACTGCTTACTTTTTGCGTGGATCCTTTGGTTGACATGCTGGCGGAGGAGATTAACCGAAAGCGGAACGGCTATCAGGGCTTCGCGGCCGGTAACTACCTTGTGATCGATACGAAGACAATTAAGCATATCGACTTGCTGAGCGTCGCAACGGCGATCGACAAGCTGATTGGATCCGGCGCGTTCTGCATCAATGATATCCGGAAAGCTTGCGGCGAGTCTGAGATTGATGAACCCTGGGCAAAGCAGCATTGGATGACCAAGAATTATGCGACGGTGGCAGACCTGTTGGCCGCTTTGGAAGGAGGTACGCTGGAAGGTGTATAAGAAAAGGGGTTTATTAATGCGGGAGGAGGTGATCAGATGAAAAAATATTACTCGCTTGTTACGGAGGGCAATGAGGCCTCGGTAATGATCTACGGGGATATCGTTTCGTTGCCTTGGATTGAGAACGATGTTTCGAGTTTTTCGCTTGTAAAAGAGATTGAAGGGCTCGATGCTGATGTGATCCACGTATACATTAATTCATACGGTGGTGAGGTAGCAGAAGCGCTGGCTTTTGCGAGCGCTTTGCAAAGGCATAAGGCAACCATAAAAACGTATGACGACGGGTTTGCTTGTTCTGCCGCTGCAGATATATTTATGGCTGGCGATGAACGTATCATGTCCAGTGCCTCCCTGCTTTTTATACACCATGTCTGGGGATATGCAGCTGGTAATGCAAACGAGCTTAGAAAAGCTGCGGATGATTTTGAGAAGATATCAAAGGCTTCCATGGCGTTGTATCTGGACAAGATCAGCATCACTGAGGAAGAGCTCAAGCAGCTTTTTGATGCAGAGACTTGGCTACTGCCGCAGGAGGCATTGGATATGGGATTCGCGACAGCTATTGTCGGGGATGTAAAAAAGGCCGTTGCTAGCCAGAGTGTCAAAGCAAAGGTGATTGAAGCTGTTCGGCAAAAGCATATTGTTAAGACGAAAGAATCCGAAACTCCTCCCTTGGAGCAGCAAAGCAAAACACCCGTGCCGGATCCGAAGGCACCAGCAGAACCAGCGGTAAATAAGCCGCTTATTTTTTTAAATGCCCTTTTGGGCGGAAAGGAAAAGAAATGAAAAATCTTGACGCTTTGCAGAAGCAAAAAACAGAAATTCTCCAGCGTATGCACGCGGCCGTAAAAGCTGGAGATGAAGAGGCCTTTAGCTCGGCTTTTACCGAATTTACGGAACTCCTGCAGGAGATGGTCATGGCGGAAGTTAAGGGGCTGATCCAGTCGAATGACCAGACGATCCTCGCCGCCCGCGGCGTCCGCGCTTTGACGAGTGAGGAGACAGAGTTCTACCAGGCATTCATCGACGCAGCGAAATCGGGCAATCCGAAGCAGGCGTTGACCAACACCAATATCGTGCTGCCGAAGACGATCATCGATTCCATATTCGAGGATATCGCGGCGGCACACCCGATCCTGGATGCGATCAACTTTCAGAACACCGCGGCGCTGACGGAAATTTACATCAGCACGACTTCCGGAAACGCCGTCTGGGGCGAACTGACCGCAGCGATCGCCGGGGAGCTCAGCGCCAATTTCGCAAAGATCGACCTCGCCAAGAATAAGCTGACGGCATACATGCTTATTCCGAAATCGATGCTTGATCTCGGGCCGGAATGGCTCGACCGTTATGTTCGTGCACTTCTTGTCGAGGCGCTTTCGGTCGGCTTGGAAGAGGGCCTGGTCGACGGTGATGGAAAAAATACCTTCATCGGAACGACCCGTGCTTTGTCCGGTGCTGTCGATGGCGTATATCCACGCAAGACCCCGATTGTAATTACATCGTTTGACCCGGTAACATATGGGACGATCCTCGATACACTTTCCCAGGGCCCGAACAGCAAACGCCGTGCGGTCCAAAGCATCATCATGATCGTAAATCCCGCGGACTATTTCACAAAGGTCATGCCGGCGACGACGGTTCGCACCACGGACGGTACCTTCAACAGCAATGTTTTCCCCTTCCCGACGACGGTGTATCAGTCGGCGGCCGTTCCGGCAGGGCATGCGGTATTCGGGCTTCCCTCGCGGTATTTTGCAGGTCTCGGTACCAGCAAGGGCGGTAAGCTCGAATACGACGACAGCGTGAAGTTCTTCGAGGATCAGCGCGCATACGCGATCAGGCTTTACGGTGACGGCCGGGCGCTGGACGCCAATGCCTTCGTGTATGCCGACATTTCCGGCCTCGTTCCGTACGTTCAGAGGGTATATGTGACGAATGCGGACGAATTCCCCGGAGCTGCACCGGAGGCATAAACCATGAAGGCGATCGTAGTTAAAAGCTTTCGGGACAAGCATACAAAAGCACTGCATAAGCCCGGGGAGGAGATCGAAGTCAGCAAAAAACGATTTGCAGAGATCAATTCGACTCCCTACGGTGTGCTTGTGGAGGAGAAGCCCAAAGGCGAGGTTCCCGAAGGCAGTGAAAAGGATGATAAGGAGGGGTAGTTAATGGCCCTTCCTGAAGGACTGCTTACTTCCGTAAAAAACTATTTGGATATAACGTGGGCGCTGGACTCTGCCGGGGAGGAAAAACTCTCCGGCATGATTGCCCGCGGCATGGCGTACTTAGATAAAACGGCGGGAGAAGCACTCGATTACGCAAAAGAGGAAAAGCCTCGCGAGCTGCTGGTGGAATATGTGAGGTATGCCCGCTCGGGCGCCCTGGATGAATTCCAAACAAATTATCTGTCCGAGTTGTTATCCTTGCAGAATGATAAGGAGGTAGCGAGGTATGTTGCAGAACAAGCTGCAGGTGCAGACATATAACGATGGGGCTGTAAACGTCTACGAGACAATAAATATCGCACAACCGGGGAATATGCCTGTCGATGGATTGACTTTAAAAGAAACCCTGCATTACGAGGAACGAACGGTCGGGATAACGAGGTTTTATACAGCAATGCAGAATGACATTAAGATCGATATGTTGATACGCTGCCCGCGGATCCGGAGTATAGCTGCAGAGGATATCGCAATACCGGTTGATGGTAAGCAATACAGGATCGTCCAGGTACAATATCCGGAAGATGTTGTTCCGGCTTCCATGGATCTCTCGCTCGAAAGGCTGGTGGCCGAGTATGACATTGCTGGAGTTTAGGGATTTGCTGCTTATGGCGGATCCCGATGCATCACACTATGAAAGTATAAAAAAGGGGAATTACACGGTCTGGAAGGAATATGGCACAAACAGCCTGCAGGCAGACGATAAAACGAGCGAGAAGGCCTGGAAGCTCCAAATCGATCGGCTCACAAAGATCGAGTACGACCCTGTAGCGGATGCGATAACCGCAATGCTCGAAAACCAAGGGATTGCTTATGAGTATGTACCCGACTTCGAGCCGGACACCGGGTACATGCATCATATTTGGACCTGCGAGGTGATCTAGGTGGCAAGGTTCGACACGCCGGGCCTGGACGATCTTGTTAAGGATGTTGAGGCTCTCAACTTCACCGAGGAAGAAACAGATGAAATGCTTCTGGCGGGTGCGAAGCAAGTAAAGAAGGCTTGGCGAGCTGCGGCGGAAAAGCACGGGCTAAAGGCCTCTGGCGACATGATCGAATCCATAGATTATGCCAAAAGGCCTGCAACCGTGGATGGTGTAAGGTGCATTGATATCTATCCACAGGGTAAGGACCGTAAAGGTATCCGTAATGCAGAAAAAGCCTTCGTTCTGCATTACGGCACATCAAGTAAGGCAAGCCAGCGCCGCGGTGAAAAGAAGGCGGCCAGGAAGGCCAAGAAGTATCAAAACCCTGGCATTCCCGCAACCCATTGGGCAGATGATGCGGATAAGCTTTGCGAAAGCGAATTCCCCGTCGTGGATGCCATGGAAGACCAATTTGAAGAAATCTGTAAAAAGAAAGGACTGAAATAAATGGCGGCAATAGGCTTAAGAAAAATCAAATACGCAAAGTATGCGGAAAATGCCGGCGTAGTAACCTATTCCGGCGGGCGTTCGATGGGTGAGTCTATAAGTGCTGACTTATCCATCGAGATTGCTGAAGCGATTCTCTATACCGAAGATGCACCGAGCGAGGATGCAAAAGAATTTGCCGGTGGTACGCTTTCGTTCGGTGTAAAAGAACTCGACTATACGACGCAGGCGGATCTGTATGGCCATACGCGGACGCCGGCAACTACGGGCGCCAATCCTACCCCCGAATCCCTTAAGTCAAACAAGGATGATACGGCGGGGCCGGTAGGCGCGGGGTTCTGTGTGCCTGTAATGAGGTCCGGCGTAAAAAAGTTCCGGGCTATTTTTTTCAATAAGCTCGTTTTTTCAATCCCGGGCTTATCCTTTAAATCAAAGGAAAAAACGATTACTTTTTCAACGCCTACGACGGTCGGGACGCTTCTGACCGCGCCGAATGGTGATTGGAAAGACGAGGCAATGTGCGATACGATCGATCAGGCGGAAGACTGGATCGATGCAAAATTGGGGATAAGCGCGTAAAACAACGCGCTTATTCTTTAAATCAGGAGGATAGCATGAGCGATGTAAAAGACCGTGCAGTGAAAATCACTTTGTGCGGGATCGAATATGATCTGATTTTCGACCTCAACGTGACGGAAGAGATTGTTGAAAAATACGGCAGCATAAGCGCCTTCACGAAAAAGCTGTTCGGTGATGAGCAATCCTGCGTAAAAGCCATCAAGGCTGCGCTTACGGCTTTAGTTAATGAATCTGTGGAGGTGCACAACGAATCCAGCTCGGATAAAATGGCTTTACTAACCGCAAAGCAGGTGGGCCGGTTCCTTTCTTTGGAAGACCGGCCGATCATATGCGGTATCATTATGGAGGCCGTTAAGCGGTCACTTCCACAGGTGACAATACAGGGTGATGAGTTAAAAAACTAGAGGACCAAGCAGAAGAAGACTGGAATTTTGCTTGGTTTATCTGCATCGGAAAGATGTTCCTAGGTTATACAGAAAGTGAAGTTTGGCGTATGACGCCGCGGAAAATACTCGCTTTGAATAACGAGTACAGGCGTTTGATGGGATTAAAAACCGCACCCGATGCCCAGTCAATAGACGATATTTTACCGGAGGGGATATAGGATGCCGACAAGGGATATACGGACCAGGCTTGCGATCGATGGCGAACGCGAATACAAGGCGAGCTTGGATTCTATCAATACGGGCTTAAAAACGCTTAACACCCAGATGTCGGCTGTATCCGCTCAATACAAAGGCAACGGCGACAGCCTGGAGGCCTTGAATTCGAAAGAGGAGTTGCTTAATAAGCAGTATACCGAGCAGCTTAAAAAGCTTGAGGTCCTTGAAAAGGCCTATGCAAACGCATCCGGCAAGGTCGGTGAAAACGATAAAAGGACGCAGCAGTGGGCCCAGTCGGTCAATATTGCCAAAGGCCGGCTCGCGGAGCTGGAGCGCCAAATGCGCGAGGTGGCCGACAGTGCGGATCCTGTCAACCGGGCAATAAAGGAAAACCAGGATGCCGCCCAGGGCGCTACCAATAGGATTGGGTATCTAAATAGTGAACTGCGGGCCCTTGATGCGCAGTATGCAAATAACCAGGATTCCACCGAATATCTCACAAAAAAGCAGGAGATCCTCGATCGGCAGTACCAGGAAAGCGTAAACCGGGTCAAGTCCCTGCAGGCGGCGCTGAGAAGCATTGAAACGCAAAGCGGTAAAAATAGCGAAGAGTATATGCATATGGAATCATCGCTAAATGATGCCCGCGTAGAGATGTATTCTGCCGAGAGCGCAATCCGGCAGACAAAAGAGCAGGGCAAAGGACTCGGTGATACAATCAGCGATATCGCGTCCAAATTTGGGATTCAGCTGCCTGATGGTGTTGCAGAAGCAATAAACGGGCTTGGAAAGTTCAAAGATAAAAGCGCGGACACGGCAACAAAATCCGTTTCCAGCGTAGAAAGCATCGGGAGCGCGGTTGGCGGGCTAAGCGTGCCGATAATGGCCGCAATTGCGTTAATAGTTGAGATCGGTACAAAGGCGGCCGAGGCAGCTATTGACGTTGAAAAGTCCGCATCCAGAATGAAGGTAGCGCTCAATCTTACAGAAGAGGATGCAAACGTAGCAAGGCTGGCGGTGCTTTCGGTTTATCAGAAAGGGCTTGTTGAGAATAAGGAAGAGGCCGAAAGTGCAGTTACAGCGGTTATGCGTGCTATGGGTGCCACCGGTGAGGAGGCGGCGGATCTGGCCAATAAGCTCGTCGTTATAAACAAAGTGTTTGGCCAGGACTTTTCAGAATCTGCCCGAACGGCTTCTACCCTCATGAATACATTTGGCATTTCAGGCAGCCAGGCGCTCGATATTATCGTTACAGGCCTGCAGACGTCCGCAAACAAAAACGGAGATCTTCTCGATGTGTTGAATGAATATTCTCCCTCGTTTGCGCGGCTGGGTAACGATGCCCAAACATTCCTTTCGCGGGTGGTCGCGGCGACTGATGCCGGCGCCTTCAGCGCGGATAAGGCCGCGGATGCTTACAAGGAATTTTACAATAAAGCGGCAGGACAAGACACGACATTCATCGAAGCGCTGAAATCATTGAACCTTAAATCTGATGCTATAATCCGCGACCTTTTAAGCGGCGGCGATGCAGCGAATGATGCTATGTCCACGGTTATCGATCGCCTTAATGGCGTTGCGGAGCAATCGGAGCAGGCGCAGATAGCGGCGAAACTCTTTGGGTCTCAATGGGAGGATGTTGGAACAAAAGCAATATTAGCCATGAATGGGCTGCAGGGCGGGGTAATCGACACGACCGACGCGGCAAATAGGAGCTTGGAAGAATTAATAGATGATTTCGGCGTAAAATGGGACCAGTTTTGGCGCTTACAGGATCCTGAGTTTCAGCAATTGGCATATGGTCAGGGGTATGATGCCGCAAAAAATATGGTTGATGGTTATTTTCAGGGCATTGAAGAAAACAAGGATAAAGTGTTAGATGCCACCAAACAGTTCGCGAAGGATGTAGACCAAGCTTCCAGAGATACTCTCGATATAAAATCCCCTTCCGGGAAATTTGAGGACCAGGGCGAACTCAGCATGGAAGGATATGTTGTTGGTGTTCAAAAGTCCGTCCAAAAAGCCCGGCGGCAGGTACAGGCATCTATGGCTATTATTTCAGACAGTGCAAGATATCCTATCATGAGTGGCGGCGGATCCAGTGCTACGTACTCAGGCTTGGGACAAGCGCAAGGTGGAGGGGACTATATTTACTTTGCGCCAGGCTCGATTGTTGTCGATGCTAAAAACATTGATGATCTGAATGCGATCGTTAAAATTGCAAAAGGCGCCCGGCAGTCGCGCCGGTCCGGGAGGATATAAACATGTCATACCAGGTTGAACAAGTCGCATCCGATTCATGGTATTATTCATCAGCAGCCCCCTCAACTCGAATCGACAATACGAATATAAAAATGGGCTATCCTTCAGAACTGGGTGGGCGTACAGCACATGGACGGATTGTTTTTGGAGCCCCCGGGAAGAAAGAAATCCTATATAACAATGTATACCTTTCTCTTTATATTAACAGGCTTTTATTACCAGTTAATTATTCTTGGCTGGATGTAAATGTTCAATATCCGGATCTCTTTGATTCTAAAGGCGGGCCTGAAATTGTAAATAATGCATACAATGACTTTCGATTACGTATGAGTTTGATTAATATGAAAGCATTATTTGACAAAATGTTTTCAGAGGGCTTCACCTTAAACGGGGATGGGAGTACGGGATACGGGGCGCCCGATGGTGAGTACTTCAATACGCCATCAACAAGAGCTTCATCCAACAAGCCAAAGCTAAAATACAACGTTAATGACATTGTGCCCCTTGTATATAGTATTGCACCGCAAACTAAGCATATTGACGAGCGAATTTCACAGACATTCACTTGGTCTTTTGCTTTGCCGACGAATCCGACCGGCAGTTTCGCGACGCTTGCCGAACTGCAGTCTACATACCCGTCCGGCGCTGCAGGGTTTTTCTTCGTAACCTCAACGACCCATTACTACTACTGGAACGGATCCGCATGGATCGATGGCGGGCCATACCAGGCGATCCAAGGCTATGTGCACCAGTTACCGGTTGAAGCAGGATATGAAATCCAGTGGCGGGTATACGGAAGCGGAACGATCAATACTTTATCAGGGTCTACATTAGGTTATGCGAACATTCCAGCCTATACCTTCCCGAACGGTGTGCCGATCGAGTGGCGGATACGGGTTAAGTCTGATGATAATGTGTTCAGCGAATGGTCTGGATGGTTCCTGGTCAGTACCATTGATATCGTACCGGCTATATATAATCATTCTCCTCAAAGTGGGTACATTGACGAGCGTAACCAGCAGGTTTTCTCCTGGTCGTTCGCGCTGCCGGTACCCCCTGCGGGTACTTACGCAACATACGCGGAATTACAGGCTGCGCACCCCTCGGGTGCTCCAGGCACATTTTATTTAACAGCAGACGGCCTTTGGTATTACTGGAATGGGACAGCGTGGACGGCCGGAGGATCTTATCAAGGGATTCATGGTTACCAGTACCGGGTTCCGATCGAAGGCGGGTATGAGCTACAATGGCGGGTTGTAGGAAGCGGCACTACAAATACGCTTATCGAATCAACCCATGGATATGCTATAATTCCGCCAAATACATTCCCGTATGGTGCACAGATTGAGTGGCGGATCCGCGTTGAAACAGATGATGCTATATTCAGTATATGGTCGGAATGGTTCAAGCTGAATACGGTTGATGTCGTAAGCGCTGGCGCCGCGCAGAGTCCGGCAAATACATATCTTGATGCTAAGAAAGAAAATGTTTTCCGCTGGCAGTATCAATCCTTGGCCGGTTACCCCCAAGGTGGATTTGAAGCTCAAGTAAACTACGACCTGAATCCCGGATGGGTTGCCTTGTTCAGCGGTGATACCACTGCCCAGGAATACCGGCTCCCGGCCAATACCTTAACCGGTGGCACGATGCGCTGGCGGATCAGGGTCAAGAACAGCCGGGGGACCTGGAGCAGTTGGTCGAACGAGCTGAAGAATCGGGTGATCGCGGCACCGGCCAGGCCGGTGATCAGCGGTGTCAATGGCTTGACTGCACGGCCTACTATCATGTGGCAAACAGACCGGCAGATGGCTTTCCAGGTACAAATTCTTAAAAATGAAGCCGTCATATATGATAGCGGGATTGTGAATACAAAGGCGAGCCAGTTCAAAATCCCGGTTTTACTGGAAAACGGTCAGTATCTTATCAAGGTACGCGTTCAGGACGAGTACACCCTTTACAGTGAATGGGGCTTCGTAAACGCCTTTATTAACGCAGAGAAGCCGCCGACGATAAGCCTGTCTGCCTCAAGCATACCAAATGGGATAAGGCTGCACCTCGCGGATGTAGATGCAGCGATCACTCAAATATATATTTACCGAGGGAAAGCAAATGAGACTGCGACCCCGATCGCCGCGGTTCCGACGAGCACAAAAAGCTGGCTGGATTTTTCCTGCATGGGGCAGACGAAATACTTCGCCCGAGGGGTATCTGGGGATCTCTTCTCAGACAGCGCGCCTGTGATCGAACGTCCGCAGATGTTTTACAGCATGATCGCGCCGGTGTCGAATCTCTCCAAGATGATCGAATTCAAATACTCCTCCGTACCGTTCAGCCGGGATTTTTCAGCGGCATATGGAGTAACCATGCTGCAGTTCGAAGGCCGGAAGCGCCCGGTTGCCGAGTTCGGGGATACATCATCGAAGGTGATGGACTTTAACGCTGTGCTGCAAAAGGAGGAGCATCTGGAGCTCCTCCTGGAGATCGCAGAAATGAAGGAAACGGTTCTTTACCGGGACAAAGCTGGACGGAAAATTTACGGTATACTTGGGAGCCTCCGGTATGTCGAGGGCACAAAACGGACGGCGGTGAGCATCAGCCTGGAGGAGACAGACTACAATGAGGTGATTTCGATTGCTTGATCTGGCTATTGGAGGATACACCAAAGAACAGGTACGGCGTGCTTTGCATTACAATGCATCACGCCGTATTTCTTTCCGGTATGAATTGCTCGGGCCTAAGAACATTTATAAAGCCCCACTCGAAGTACTTCCAGGTGGGGAGATATCCCTGGACGCATCCGGAAGCATAAAGCGCACGGGCGGTTTTGTAGTAAAAGACAACGGACTGATAAACTGGCAGACGGACAGGATCAAGCCCTATTTTGTTATTACGATACGGAAAGGCAAAACTATCGAATGGCCGTTAGGCGTTTTCTACATGCCGACCGCGATTAAATCAAAAAGTGCCGGGGGTACCTGGTACGAGGTTGAAGCGTATGACCTATGCGCAGCTCTGCAAGACGATAGTGATTCGACAAAGACATTTTTCCCTGCCGGGACCCTATACGTCGATGCAGTTTCGACTTTACTAACGAGCGCCGGCATTGGCTATGCGATTATTACGAACAGCGCGCAAGCCCTTGCGGTAGACCGTGAATGGGATCTCGGTACGCCAAAACTTGAAATCGCTCAGACGTTGCTCAAGGAGATCAATTACAACGACCTTTATGTTGATGGAAACGGCGTCTTCATCGTGGAGCCCTACATAAACCCTTTGGACCGACCGGCTGAATATGAATACCTGAATGACGCGTTTTCGGTCCTGTACCCAGGTGCGAGCTCCCAACAGGATTCCTTCTATCTGCCTAACGTGGTGATTGGCGTGGTCAGTACTCCGGATGTGGGCGAGCTTGTACACGTCTACGAAAATACCGATCCAGGAAACCCTTTGTCCATACCGGCACGGGATGGCAGGCGCGTGGTACAGAAGATTGACTTCGAGGGAATCGCGTCGCAAGGGGAACTGCAGGCGGCGACCATACGAAAAGCCCAGGAGCTCACGGAAATCTATGAGATTACGGAATTTGAAACGGCGCTGATGCCGCATCATGCTTATAACGATCTGCTTTACTTGTCGAATTCGGTAGCCCAGGGCCGGTACTTAGAACTGGGTTGGAGCATGGCGCTGAAAGCGGGGGAGAAGATGACTCATAAAGCAAGGAGGCTGGTAGTATGATCGATAAAAACGCGCTTATAAATCCATCGGAGAAGACATCCCGGATATTTGCCATTGGCACGGTGGCGGGTGTTTACAGTGACGGCCTCACGATTCGCCTGGATGGAGATGCAGCTCCCAGCCAGAAACACTATAAGCGCCTGGCTTCGTACACGAGCCCCGAAGTTAACCACCGGGTACTTATCGTTTATATCGGGGGCTCCATGGTCGTGCTCGGGTACATAGTATAGGGAGGTATTGAGATTTGGATAAGACAGTAATCAGCATATCGCTGCAAAGAAACTTTGACGAGCAGGCCGGGCGCCCGATCCGGATCACCAAAGGCGATGTGCAGGCATACCGGTTTGTAATACGAATATATGATGGGGATCTTGAATTCCCGTATACAACAGCCGCTATCGCCAGGATGGTATTCGCAAACGAAAAGGGCCTTATTACCACAAATGACCATGGAGTGATCAGCGCACAGGGCATCACATACGACGTAGGAGCGACGGAGATCTCAGTGCCCGGCAAGGTAATGGCTTCGATCCAACTGCTGGACGAGAGTGGCAGGCGGTTGACCTTAAGCCGCTTTTTGTTTGAGGTTCTTCCGGATCCGCTTGACGCCGGGCAGCCGCTACCACAGGTCCCGGAAGTGGAGCAGCTCCTCGTGTACATAGCTGCAGTAGAGCAAGCCCTGGCAAACATCTACGGCGGGGTGCATATCGGAGGGGCCTATGCGACATATGAGGCATTCATAGCCGCCCACCCAACCGGCATAACGGGAGACATCTTTCTCGCCGGCGCCACGATCTACGTATGGGTAACTGAAACAAACGAGTGGCTGAACGTCGGGCAGATACAGGGCTTCGGTATCCCGGTGGATACCGATACGGTGGATTTTACTTTTGTCCCATCCACCTCAAGCTTGAAAGCAGATGTCCGAAAGCAGCAGTCCATAACCAAAGATGAAAACGGCCTAAAGCTTGAAGGGGATGAAGCGACGCCGGATGATGGAAAGTTTTATGGGTTGCGCGGTGAAAACAAAGGTTTTTATCATGCCCTACCTCCTGGGACTGAACTGGAATGGCCGACAAAGCATTTACCTGAAGGCGGCTTTCTATGGGAGGACGGCACGGCGGTTTCCAGAACGACGTATCCACGTTTATTTGCCGCCCTTTGCTATAATATGGGCACTGCTGCAATATCGATCGCATCTCCTGGCGTGGTTACGTTAAATGGTCACAGCCTGGATGATGGAGATTCGATATACTTTACAACAACGGGAGCTCTACCAACCGGCTTGACCGCCAACACCCTTTATTTTGTGAAATATGTCGATACAAACACCTTTCGGCTTGCAGCCACGCGCGGCGGAGTGGCCATCAATACGGCCGGCAGTCAAAGTGGGGTTCATACGTTATTCGACTGCCCTCATGGCTTGGGTGACGGAGCGACAACATTTAATGTCCCGGATAGGCGAGGGGCTGGGGGCGTAGGTTATAAAAAAGGCGATGCGGATTTCGGAATTGTCGGAAAATCGGGTGGTTCTAAGACGCATACATTGACGACAGATGAAATGCCTTCTCATAAACATTTGGTGCCCACATATTTTTACGGGAGTGGCAACGGAGCAAGAATCTGTTCTTCCGAAGGCGTAAATCTTACTTATAACGCTGAAACAAATTCAGCAGGAGGTGGGCAAGCCCATAATATCCTATCACCGTATAAAGTTACTAACTATATCATCAAAATATAAAATTTTTAGCCGCAGATACGCGGCTTTTTTATTACCAATCAAAGGAGGAAACAGATGTGAAACTCAAAGCAAGCGCCCTCGTAGCATATGCCAAAAAGGCAGCTGCAGAAGGGTGGGGATACGTCCTAGGCGGGCAAGGTGAGATGTATTCAAAGGAGCTCGCGCAGAAGTGGGCGAAATCGCGGAATAAGCCATCATCCTGGATAGGCACCAAAGTATCCTATTTCGTCACCGCCTGTGCTCGGTGGTTTGGGCATAGGGTTGCGGATTGTTCCGGGCTCATTATCAAGGCAATCCAATCGGTCAATCCGGATTACAAGGACCGGAACGCCGATACACTCTTCGCACAGGCGGATGAAAAAGGAAAGGTCGGCACCATCCCAGAGAAGCCGGGTGTCTGTGTGTGGCGTAAAGGGCATACAGGTGTATACGAGGGCAACGGCAGCGTCGTGGAGGCAGGAGGATACAAGAAGGGCGTCGTGCATTCCAAGCTGAATAAACCGGCGACGGGTAAGAAGTGGACGCACTGGTATATTCCTGACGGTGTAGACTATTCCGAGTATGACAAGCCTAAGCCGGCGCCGAAGCCCGAAGACCCCAAACCTGTTGAATCGCATATATATGGCGGCAGCTCCTACGTCAATCTCCGCGCGACCGCGGGCGGCAAGAAGATCGGCAAGGTGAAAAAAGGGGATACAGTGGTCAAGCTTTCTTCCACGGAATACAAAGGAAACACCTGGTGGAAGGTTAAGCGGGTGACAGACGGCACTATAGGATGGTGCATAGGGGAGTATTTCAAATAAGGGAGAAGGTGTGAAGGATGGGCGTGCCGGTAGAAGAGAAGGTCTGTGACGAAAGGCATAAAAGGGTTAACGAGCAGCTTGACAGGCTTAATGACCATGCAGACCGGATCAAAGAGCTGGAGGAATCCAAGCGCGTACAGGTTGAAATAAACAATAAGCTTATTGAGCAACTGAATACACTCCTTAAATGGAAAGAGGAGCAGGAAGCGAAGCCGGCGCGCAGGTGGGAACAAGTAGTCAACACATTTCTTCAATGGGCTACACTGGCCGTTTTGGGGCTCATAGCGCTCACAAAATAGGCCTGAAATAAAAATATCAAAACGGAGGTTTTATTATGAAAAAGGTCTTTTTCATCGTTCTCATGATCCTGCTCATATGCTCGATCGTATTCATCCCGATCGTCGCCATGGCTGACGACGGCGTTTCGCCGCCTGGTATGCAGGAGTTTTTCACCTGGGGGCTCCTTGCTACATATGCGGGGTGTCTTTCGGTGACAATATTGTTTACGCAGTTCTTAAAAGGCATATGGCCTCAAAAATGGCCAGTACAGTATTTGTCGTATTTGATTGCTTTCGCGGTATTGGTCCTATCTGGATGGGCCCTGGAGACGCTTACTTGGAGGGCAATTATACTGAGTCTGTTCAATGCGGTCATCATAAGCTTCGCGGCCAATGGCGGATATGAGAATATTATCAAACCTATTCTGAACAAAATAGTATCTAGCAAGAAAACCGAATGACACCAGCGCTGGCGCGCTGTAAATGCATCATGGAAAAGAGCCTCTCTCAGAAATGGGGGAGGCTCTTTTTTATTTTTAAAAACAATTGCATTTTATTTAGGAATGTCATATAATATGGATAAAGGTTGACCAATTGGTTAATAATAAGAAATAGAAGGTTATCAACTATTGCAAATTCAATACAGTAGCAAAAAAGTTGAGAGATATTTTATAGACTATGGGCTTATGCAAGCAACTATAGGCTTGGAATTAACTAAGGCTGTTAAGAAACAAGAAAACCATTTGAAAGCCTCACGTAATTTTAGCATATACTTGTCGTTAGGCTTAGGGAAACCTCATCCACTTTATGGGGATTTAAAAGGATGCTATGGAGTATGGCTTACAGGGAACATAAGATTAATTATTGAGCCTCAAGCCGAAGACTTAAGCCCCAAAAGTTTGGAACTATGTGATCTTGTAAAAATGAAAGGAGTTAGTGATTATCATGGCGGAAAAGACAACTGGCTTATCCCGTGAGCTTATTATCCACCCTGGCGAAACACTTAACGATATATTAAAAGATAGAGGAGTTAGTCAATTAGAATTATCTTATCGCACCGGTGTAACTGATGCTTATGTAAGTAAAGTTATTAATGGCGTAAAAGATATTTCTGTTTCATTTGCTAAAAAATTGGAATACGCTCTTGGCATAGAGTCTAGTTTTTGGATTAACTTGCAAGCAAATTACGATTGTGAAAAAGCAGAATTTGAGGAAGAAAATAATATAACAAATTCTGAATTTGATGTCTTAAATGAGCTTAAAGATATTGTTATGTATATACAAAAAATTGGACTGATTGAGAAGACACCCAATAAAGCTTGTCAGGTTTTAGAATTAAGGAAGTTTTTCTGCATAAGCAATCTTTTTGATATTCCTAAACTCGCACTTGGTGGAATTTTTAGAAAATCTCAAAGCAGTACGGTAAATTTGTATGTGTTATTTGCTTGGTTGAGATTATGCCAAATACAAGCTTCAAAAATTTCACTTACTGAAAAATTAAATATTCAGCGATTAAAAGATAGCATTCCAAAAATAAAATTAATGATGTTTAATAACAATTTTCAAAATGACTTACAAAAACTTTTTTCGGATTGTGGAATAGCCTTTAGTATTGTTAAAAATTTTACTGGGGCTCCAGTGCAAGGCTATATCAAGAATAATTTTGATAGTACACTTACTTTATCTATGACAATCCGGGGTGCATTTGCTGATATCTTTTGGTTTACTCTTTTTCATGAGATTGGTCACATAATTAATAATGATATTGGAGTAACAAAAAGCTTTATTGACTATAATTCTTCAGTAGATTCGGATTTCATTGAAAAGAAAGCTGATGAATTTGCTAAGAATATTTTAATAGACCCTCTAATATATGGACAATTTTTAAAACGAAATGACTATTCGCTGGAGGCTATTAATTGTTTTGCCTATACTCAAAATGTTCCAAATTATATTGTAATTGGTCGACTTCAAAAGGATAATGTAATACCTTATAAATTATATAGCAATCAAAAAGCGAGATTTATTTGGGCAGATTAATATTTTATATTAAAGGAGGAAAATAAATTGAATGGTATTAATGATTTTGCTTAGCAAAAGCACCGGCAGCTAGCCGGCGCATATTGCGTGGGATTAAACCGTTTTGTTCCCGATTCTATTTGATAAGTGAACCAGAGAATATTAACGTTAGACATTAATATTATACCACTTACCAAAACAAGAATGCAATATGTTGTCTGAAAATGGTGCATATTGAAAATATGTTTAAGATCTTAAATTCAGCAACAAACGAAAAGACCCTTCTTGTATTTTGCAAGGCCTACCGGCATAAGTGGACAGGCAAGTTAATGGTAGCCTCAGAATATGGTTATAAAGCTTGGGCATTCTATGTTGCGGAAAAGAAAAGTGCATAGGGTATGATGGAAACAAACGCCGATAAGTTTGGATGTTAGGTCTCTGGATAATGGAAAGGCTTAAAGGCATAGCGCCCTCTTTGAGGGCGCTATTTTTTTATATTTCCAAATGCTGTCTATAAATGTTGGAAAAAGAAGGATTTTGTTAAACGTTATAGAAATAGATCATTAAAAATGTATAGAAGGTATAAACAATGGCTAACCTAAGAGTGTTTGTTTCTTCCACATGTTATGACTTAACAATTCTTCGTTCGCAATTAAGGATTTTCATACAATCAATGGGTTATGAACCAATTATGAGTGATTATGATGATGTTTTGTACGACCCAAGAAAACATACACATACTAGTTGTGTTAATGAAGTTACAAATTGTGATATTTTGGTTTTAGTTATAGGTTCAAGATTTGGTGGTCAATGTACCGAGGAAGCGTTGAAAAGAGTTGACTTTGATGTTTTAATGACAGAAAGTAAAAATGTGGAGTCATTAAAGCAACAAGAAAACTTATCAATATCCCAATTAGAGGTATTGAAAGCAGTAGAACAATCTATTCCGATATATACCTTTATTGACAACAGAGTATGGCATGATCACAATTTATACGAAAAAAATAAGGAAAAGACAATAGTCGATCAAATATATTTTCCATCGATAGAAAAGCAAGAAACGGCAACTTTTATTTTTAATTTTATTAACTTTGTAAGGTTAAGAACAAAAAATAATATAATTCTGCCTTTTGAAAAAATACAAGATATTGAAGATGCCTTGAAAAAACAATGGGCTAGCTATTTTCAAAAATTATTAAGCGATCAGAGAAATGAAATTGCGGAAACCCAAAGGATCGATCATATTAGCGAACAATTAGAAGATCTTAAAACTGCGGTATTGTCAACGATAGGTACTGGCGACCAAAAAGAAATAGCAAGGGGTGTAATTAAATATAAAAGGCTCGTTGACCTACTAAAAAGTTTAAAAATAAGTATGGACCTAATCGTGAACTCTAAGAAAGATTTTGAAGATCTACTTCAAACGATAGGTATTGTTGATATTATTGATGCGACAAGAGTCATGCAGAGTAATTCTTACCGTCAGAGGACATTTTTTATGATGAATAATGGTTCTTTCTATGAATGTAGATATCCCAGAGAAGCCATTGAAAGAATATCAAATGATTGGGATATGTTTATTAAACTGTCTCAAGAAATAAGAGGGGTAATTGTAGATGCTTGGTTAGAAATAAATGATCTAGGTATATCTCCGGTTAGATTAATACAAGCTGATTTCAAGGAGTATTGCGAATCTATTACAAATGAATCTATGGTTAGCATTCGACAATTTAATAATGCTGTAGTTTAAAGACGATATTTTCGGGAAACCAATAGTTACAAAACTTCTACCTAAACCACCCCAGCGGATGAACGACATGCTGTTCTTCCGGATTCCGTTCTTTAACTGTCGTCCTCAATAACACTGCACGCTGGATGGCATCATACCCATACTTGGTGCGTATTTTTTCCTTAGCCATTTCAAGCGATTCACGTTTTATTTGACGGCCATCGTCCAGTAGGGATAACTGCACCGCCTGCGTGATGGGCTCCAGGTCCGTCATCCGTATCCCAAGAGAGCGGATCGGGTGCTGTTGGATATTCCAATTGGCATAATAAAGCCTCATTGCGATATCAACCATATGGTTTGAATCAAAGAACGGGTATTTTATTTTTTGCTGCCTGGTGATCCATTCGAGATCTTTATCCCGCAGATAGATCGAGAGGACCCGGCCGCAAACCCGATGCCGGACCATGCGCTGGGCTACCATTTCAGCGATCACGTAAAAGGCATGTTTTACGTCCTCATCCGTAACGAGATCTCGCACGGTGGTCATGCTGTTCCCGATACCTTTCATGCCGAACTCGAACTCAAGCGGCCGGACGGGGGAGTCATCCATGCCTAGGGCGAAGGTTTGAAGCAGCAGGCCGTTCTTTCCCAGAAGAGATTTGAGAAGCGGGGCAGGAGCCATGGCCAACTCGCCGATCGTGGTGATACCGACTTTGTTGAGTTTCGCTTTCGTAGCCCGACCAACCATAAGCAGATCGCTCACAGGGAGGCGCCAGGCAATGTCTTTATAATTCTCCCGGGTAATATCTGAAATGCCATCGGGTTTATTCAGATCGCTTCCGAGTTTGGCGAATATCTTGTTCCAGGAGATCCCAACGGAAACAGTAAGGCCGGTATCTTCCCGGATGGCTTTCTTGATATCTAGGGCTATTTTTACGCCGTAGTCAGGCCCCGGGCTCCACCGGGTAATGTCGAGCCAGCACTCATCTATGCCAAAGGATTCAATATGACCTGTGAAGTTGTCATAGATCTTCCGGACGCGGTCGGAGTATTCGATATATTTAGGGTATTCAGCGGGAAGGAGGTTTAAATAAGGGCATTTCCGGATGGCTTCGTTTATTGTTTCGCCTGTCTTAACGCCATATTTTTTAGCTGGGGGATTCTTGGCTAGAATAATGCCATGCCGGCGCGCGGGATCGCCGCAGACGGCTACCGGCAGCGCCCGGAGCTCCGGCCGATCGAGGAGTGAAACCTGGGCAAAGTAGTAATCGAGGTCACAATGCAAAATCGTCCTATCCATGTCTGCCCCCAGAAAGTTGTATATTTATATTATATGCGAATGAAAGTTCGTACAATACTTAAAATATACCAAAACAATAGTACGATATTCGGGACAGGCTTTTTGTTTTTATGCTATAATTTCTGACGACAGTTTTGACGACAGTAACTATATATTTTGATAGTTTATGATGGATAATATTGATATGCTAGCCAAGATTATGGAAACCACGAGATATGAAAAAAGCACCTAAATCTCGGTGCTTTCATCTGGTGCGAGAAACAGGACTTGAACCTGCACGTCCTTGCGAACACTAGAACCTGAATCTAGCGCGTCTGCCAATTCCGCCATTCTCGCATATTATTGGTGGAAGGGGGTGGATTCGAACCACCGAAGTCTGCGACAACAGATTTACAGTCTGCTCCCTTTGGCCACTCGGGAACCCTTCCATGTTTTCAATGTATTGGAGCTGGTGATGGGACTCGAACCCGCAACCTGCTGATTACAAATCAGCTGCTCTGCCAATTGAGCTACACCAGCAAGATTGTTGGTGCCTCAGGGTGGAATCGAACCGCCGACACAGGGATTTTCAGTCCCTTG